TTATCAAAAAATCAAAAATGTGTCTCCCGTATATGTACAACTAGTTCATGGAGAGGAAATGTAAATTTTTCTAAAAAGGTGCAAAATCAACTGGGGATTAACTAAACCTCAATCTCAGCCCATCAAAGCAGCGGTGGGCTGGTGTGGATGTTTAGATCAATTAAACCTTGGAGATGATAAAATGAAAATGGAATATAAAGTATATGACAAAAACAATAAATTTCTGGCAGGTTATGGAATTGGTTGGTCACTCAAAGATATATTTAACGGTATCACCAATTCGCATTATGTAGTTCTTGTTTCAGTCCCTGGAAACGAAATCGTTTTTGAAAAAGAAGAACTGAAGAAAATAAAATAAGGAGTCAATAATCATGGAAACAATCAAGCAAATCCTAATGCGCCGGGATGGAGTGTCGGCAGAAGCAGCAGACGAACTTATCTTGCAAGCCAAAGACGATCTGGATGAGAGGTTGATCCGGGGCGAAGATACATACGACATCTGTGAAGAGTGGTTTGGGCTTGAGCCTGATTATCTTTTTGAACTTATTTGATTGGAGGGTATTATGAAAGATTTTCCAGAAAAACACATGCAAGGTAAATTAAGCATCGAAAACAAAGAAATGGTTGAAGAAATGCTTAAGGATTTAAAACCTGTTGATTTTGGTGTTCAAATATCAGCCGACGGTAGAGTATGGGTTTGTATCAACGGAGCAGCCTTTTTACGATTCAAGCCAACTAAGCAGCAATTCTAATTCCACCATGGAGAAAAAGAAAATGAACCTGCAACCAGCCTATCAAGACCATACAGGAATGATGATTAAGATATTAGGATATGACGAAGTTGTCAATGAAGGTGAGGCGGTTGAACCTTTCCTGAAAGCAGTCAAGACCCACGACCCGGAGCAAGGGCAATTCTCCACCTGGCTATGGCATAACCTTCAACAAAAGAAAAGATTTGGAAAGAGAAAGAAGAAGGTCGAGTTTGTTCCGGAAAGTGAGTTGGCCGAATTAAGTGGTGGTACCCAGCCTGAGCAGATTGCAGAGTTCAGAGATGAGTTAAGGCACTTGAGTAATGATGCCAAGGCTTTGGTAAATTGCTTGTTGTGTGAGACGAATAAAACTACTAGGCGAACTAAGTGGGCCGATAGTAGTATGGGAACAGCTCGGGAAGTCAGGAAACAGTTAAAAGAACATTGCCGAGAGACTTTAATGTGGAGCTGGCCGAGATACTGGAAGGCTGTTAACGAAATTAAAGATATGTTGAGATAATCCTTAATGAAGTACATTTTTCAACCTATAATAAATAAATCATCCTGACCCTAATTAGGACAAAAGGAGAACACAATGAATACCATCCAAATCACCTCACCCGAGCAATTCAAAGAAGTTATCCAAAAAGACGAATACGCCATTTCTGCCCTTCTGGCTCTCTACGCTTATCAAACTACAGATGAGCAAATCAGCCGAAGTGTCAAACATCAGAACGGCATGGGATTCAACGGAACAGATGGAGGTTTCTGTTCTTCCCTAGCCCAGCAATTTCAAAGAAAGGGTAGATTGACCGAAAAACAAATTGCTTCCCTGAAGCGGCTCCTGCCAAAATATCATGGCCAAATCAGTGAATTGTCAGCAATACCAAACGGAGTGGCACCAGAAAAGAAACCTGTTGATATGACTATGCGGGCTATCCTGAAAGGAAATGATTTATATCTTTCTTTTCCATACTCTGCCGAGACAGTAGCGGCTGTAAAAGAATTTCCAAACAGAAAGTGGAGCAAAGACCAAAGAAGATGGGAAACGCCGCTGACTATTGATACTGTTGAAGCCTTACTCAAGATGAAGTTTGAAGTGGATCCGAAGGCAGTTGTCTGGTTTAAAGAACAAATAGCTGAAGTTAAAAAGGAAGATTTTTCTATTCCAGGTCTCCGAGCCAATCTATATGAATATCAGAAAGAAGGGATTGCTTTTATTGACAAGAAAAACGGCCGAGCACTGGTTGGTGATGAGATGGGATTGGGTAAGACCCTTCAAGCTCTTGGTTGGCTGCAATTAAGAAAAGATATTACCCTTCCAGCTATCGTAGTTTGTCCTGCCAGTCTGAAATTGAATTGGGCCAGAGAAGCCCTGAAGTTTACTGAGCTGGAGCCAGTACTAATCAGCGGCAGGAAGAAAACTTTTACAACTTTTCCGGGAGGTAATAGGCAGGATCTGTACATCATCAATTATGATATTCTCCATGAGAAAAGAGAGTGCCCGGACTGTAAAGGTGCCAAGAAAATTCATGGCTTGAAGTGTAAAAAATGCAATGGCAAAGGAAATGTTCCGGGGCTCGACTCGGTAATTAAAAGCCTAAATATTAAAACAGCCATATTTGATGAGGTACATTATTGCAAATCAAATAGTACAGGCAGAAGCATTGCTGGGATAGAGCTTTCTACTCACGCCAAATATGTTATTACCTTAAGTGGTACACCTATTGTCAACAGACCAATAGAGTTTTATAATGCTATCCAGATGACAAATAACAAGATCCTCCCAACCTGGTGGCAATATACCAAAAGATATTGTGATAGGAAGCATACCGGATTTGGTTGGGATGTGAGTGGAGCTAGTAACACAGAAGAGCTACACCAAAAACTGACTCGTTCGATTATGATCAGACGCTTAAAGAAAGATGTTTTGCCTCAGCTTCCTACCAAGATCAGGACTGTTGTGCCAATGGAAGTCAATCTGAAAAAATACGATGAAATTATTACCGCTGCAAAAAAAGAATTAAAGGATGCTGAAAAGAAAGCAGAGCATCTGGTTATAATAGAAAAGGCCAAGCAGGCTGTTGTTGAGTTAAAGATGGGAATGGCTCTTGAGTGGATTCAGGATTTTCTGGATAATGGTCAGAAGCTGGTTGTCTTCGCCGAGCATCAAACTGTTATCAACCAGATTTACACCCACTTTGGAAGCCGAGCAGTCAGAGTATATGGCGGAACTTCTCAGAAAGAAAGACAGGCTGCGGTAGACGCTTTCCAAAATAATCCTTCAATTGATTTATTTATCGGGTCAAAGTCGGCAAAAGAAGGGTTGACCCTAACGGCAGCAAGTTCAACATGCTTTCTTGAGTTGTGGTGGGTATCCGGAGACCACGACCAAGCCGAGGATCGAGTCCATAGAATTGGTCAAGAAGCAGATAGTGTAACTGCTTATTACCTCTTGGCGGCTGGAACTATTGAAGAAGATATAGCAGAGATGCTGGATAGAAAGAGAAAAGTAGTCACAGCAGTTCTTGACGGAAAAGATGTTGAGGAAGAGTCAATGTTAGTTGGTCTGATGAATAAAATTATGGGAGAGGAAGAATGAAACGAACCAGAAAGCAGGAGATTCAGGAAGAACAAATCAAACCAAAGAAGAGAAGAAGAACCGTCAGAATTGAGCCGAGCAAGAAATATATCTGCGGGGCTGCCAATACCTGCTGGTTCAAAGGGCAGTGCCCACACCGAGAGCCGCATGAGAGACTTAATTGCGGTCAGGATTTCTGCTCGGTAATCAACCTAAAAAACTGTGTATGTAATGAGGTGGCGTGATGAGAACAACAATAACACTTTTTCTTGTTTTTATATCACTTGTTATGGTTGGAAGAAGTCTCGAAAATGACTTAACTGCAAAACCAACTGAAACAAAAGTTATAGCGACCGCTGCATCAGAACAACAACTAATTGAAAACCAATTCAATCTATGGGATGGATCACATAAAAAACTGGTTAAAGTAATAAAGTCTGATATGAATGATCCGGAAAGCTTTAAACACGTCGAAACAAGATATATTGACAAAGATGGATATCTGTTCTTGACAATGCTTTTCCATGGAAAGAATGCTTTTGGCGGAGTTGTTACAAATAAAGTGGTAGCTCTTGCTGAGGCTTCTTCTGGAGATATTTTTTCAATCGAGTACCAGTAATGATTGACATAATCAAACTCTATCAAAAGTTCGGGATTACTTTTCAAGAAAGTGGTCCCGGCATTGCCAAAGGATGGGTGGGAATCCCTTGCCCATTCTGCACAGGCCATCATGGTTTTCACCTGGGCTATTGTGTTGATCCAAAATCAAAGTTCTTTGGAGCCTTCTCCTGTTGGCGATGTGGGGGAAAGAAAGCCACTAAAGTAATCTCGACCATTCTTTCTGTTGACGAAAGAGAAGCCTACTTGATCATCAAGCAGTACTCTTTAGAGGGCAGCAACATAGCTTTTTATTCTCCAGGGATTAAAAAAGGGCCGTCTTCAGGAGTAACAGTTTGTAAATTGCCACCAGGAACAGGACCACTAAAGTCTATCCATAAAAAGTATCTGAGGGATAGAGACTTTCTTCCTTCAAAAATCGCTGCAAAGTGGACACTACAGGCCACAGGGCCAGCAGGAGGGTATAACCATAGGATTATAATTCCGATCAAATTTGAAAGCAAATTGGTGTCGTACCAAGGGAGGGATATAACCGGCAGATCAGAGTTAAAATATAAGGCTTGCCGGGAAGAGAATGAAGTCAGGCCTCATAAGCACTGTTTATATGGATATGATAATGTTGTTAGCGATAGTGTAGTGGTGGTTGAGGGAGTTACAGATGTGTGGCGGTTGGGAGATGGTTCTGTTGCAACTTTCGGGATCAAATATACTCAGGAACAGGTAGTGTTATTATTGAGGTTCAGGAAGGTGTTTATTTTGTTTGATGCGGAAGAACAGGCTCAGGAGCAGGCGAGATTATTGGCGATTGCTCTGTATAGTGAGAATCGTCATGTTGAGATAGTGGAGCTATCTGGAGGAGATCCTGGGGAGATGAAGCAGGAAGATGCTGATGGATTAATGAAGGAATTGTTAAATTAAAGGAGAATATTATGATGTTTCAATTGTTTGGGTTTGATTTTTTCATGCAAGAAAAACTATTCGGATTTTGGTTTTGTGGGATCAAAAACTGTGAATCAATAAACAGGCATTTATTTTCTGTTTATTATATGGCCGGTGATCTATTTATCGAAGCATTTTGGATTAGAATATTTACAAAATCTCTAACCTTTTAAATTAAAGGAGAGTTATGAAAAAGAAATACTCAATAAAATTCTTGATATACTTTATCAGACTTACTATGGGCACTTCGTGTTCAGGTGTGTGGAAAACTGAGCCAAAGAAAACCAAAGTCCAGCAGGTAGCTGCGCACATTGTTCTTTTAGGCATGATGAATATGGCAAGTGACACAATGTATTATAAAAATTAAAAGGAGATTGTTATGCCAACAGAAAAATCAGAACAAATAGAAAATGTCTTAACCAACCTGGCCGGGATATCCAGAAAAGAAGCAGAGAAGCAAGGTGTCTGTACGTGGTGCAAACAGCCGATTACCGACTTCAAAGATGCTGCCAGCAGGAATGAATACCGGATTAGCGGGTTTTGCCAGAAGTGCCAGGATGAGGTCTTTGGGTAGTATATTACATTGTAATACTTTTTAAGTTATTTTCCCTAACTTAAAAATAAATCTAAGTAAAATTTAAAAATTAGTATATAATAGATATCTTCAGGACCACATATTTGTAATACCACACGACTAGGCGGCTGATCCCCGCTGAGGCTTTAAGCCAGGAGAGGAAGGGTTTATTTGCTCGATATCGGTCCATCGACTCCCCAAGTAAACACTCCTTACTTCCTCTCCTGCCAACTCTTATAACTCTTTTAAGGAAGGAGATTCGGAAATGACAGATCAAAATTCCCGCCTCAATTATATCAAAACACCTATCGAATTAGTCGCTTGCCCATTCTTTACCCTTAAAGAAAAAGAAGTTGTTGCAGAGATAATAAGCCTCAGCGATAAATATCTTACAAATGGTGGTTGTTGTAGAACAAATAAAAGTCTTGCTTTCCGACACAGAATTACCCCTGAAAAAGTTTCAAATATCATTACAACAGCTAACCGTCTAGGATTTGTAATAGACAGGGAAGATATTGTTCATATTAAAAAATCATCTGTTGGGAAATCTACAAGATATTCAACAGAAAGAAAATTGATAATGAGGATTCCTGAAGAATGGGTCATAATGGGTGATCTTTATAATGGTGCTTTTATCAGGGAAGACGAAGAATTATATGAGCTTTTTCTTGAAATAGAAACAGAGTTAAAATCAATAAAAAGGACAGAACTTGACCAAGAAATAGTTTCAGAGATTATCAAATCCAGATTTACTAGGGGTAAATCAAAAAATTTAGAGGGGTTAAATAAAAACCCTCAAGCTAATAATAAGAGTAAAGTATTAAATAAGAGTAAAAAAAGATTAAAAGATATCTCTCCTGATTCAGAAATTAATTCTTCTGATGATCAAAAAGAAAATCCTCCTGAAAAAAAGACATACTCTTCTCTCTCTGAAGATTTAAAAGAAATTGTTGCCTCTGTAAATAAAATTACCCTGGGCACCCGCACCAATAGTTGGCCCGGCCATTTTAAAAAGATGGTTGAAGTTGACAGAACTCCTGTTCCGCGAATCCGCCAAGTTTTAAGGTGGTATGCTGACCACATTGGTGAAGAGTTTGTTCCTGAATGCTTCTCTGCTGAATCATTTCGTAAAAAATTTAATAATCTTGAATCTGCAATGACCAGGCAAGAACCAAAAACAAGATCCAGAACAAGCCCAGGCAACGGTACCAAAGTAAAGCCCAAGAAATACGCTGGAACAGAAACCGAAGAAGTGGAAACCGACAAAGATGGGAACCTGATATACTCAAAAACGGGTCTTCCGTTTTCTTTATAAGGAGAAATGCCATGACTAGATGCAAAGATTGCGATATCAAACTGAAGGGAGATGTTTTTCCGCTCTGTCTACAATGTCGAAAAAAAAGAGCATTGGCAGCTCTTGCCCCCGACAAAGTTTTACCTGCCGAAGTGCCACGGGTAATCATCGAAAACATCTCCAAGGAATATGACCCGGAATGTGCGTTCAAAAGCAGTACCTTCATTCATGGGGAGCAAGGAACTGGTAAAAGCCATCTTGCTGCCAAGATTATGTATGCTGAGATGATGAACGCCACCCCAACCAACTTCAATCAATTTGCCTGGATTAATGTATCTCTGTTGCTCTTCAATATTAGACAGTCGTATAATAGCCCGGAACAGGCCCAGGACGAGCGTTTTTTAGTCGAGAAGTACTCTTCTATACCCTGGCTCTGTTTCGACGATCTCGGAGTCGAGAAAACGTCAGAATGGGCGCTTCAGACTCTGTACCTAATCATCAATCAGCGATACGAGAATATCAGGACAACAATTATTACCTCAAACTTTGATCTGGATGAATTGGCAGACAAACTCGGGGATGATAGGATTACCAGCAGGATAAGAGGAATGTGTAAAATCATCAAATTAAGCGGGGCAGACAGACGAACCCACAACAAGGACAGGAGGGAAGGGAAATAAATGGAAGATGATGGCAATAAGAGAACGGTAACGAGAACATTTCGTGGAGTGAATGTCAACGTTGTTATTGTCGACAAACCTCCTAAACCAAAACCAGCCCCTGAAAAGAAAACAAATGAATTCTATTTTGGCAATCTTTTTACCACCGGTTTAAAAAAGAAAATCGGTATCAAGCCAGACGATGGGTTAATTGCGGCAAAACAATATTTGAAAAGAACTTTTAGCTCAAGACAACGGGCAGACATCAGACATGCGCCGATAATAGATGATCACAAATCAATAGTTCTTGGAGAAGAACTTGACCTGGGAGATAAACTAAAATGATTTCTAAGAAATTAAATGAACCAGCACCGATTAAAAACAGATTCCCTGCTGTCTGGGATTTAGTGTATGCGGATATAATAGAGCGGGATAAGAAAGGAAAAGAAAAATATGGAACAAGACTCCAGCCTTTTAATGGAAGGAATGTCTTGATTGATGCTTATCAGGAAGCGCTTGATTTGGTTGTATATTTGCGTCAAGCAATCTTTGAGAAGGATTACAAAGAAACAGTTAAAGAACAGAAGAAGAAGCCAAGTCATTTTGATAATCTTCTTTGTGATTGTCCTGTCTGTCAAGTAATTGCAAAAGGAAATAAAAGTTTAAAAGAAGTGATTTTGGATAGGGATATCCTTCTGAAGCATCCAGTAAATACCGATGATGTTGAAATACCTAACGATAGAAAAATAGCATCAGTAGTTGTTTCATCAGGCTATTGCGGGTGTTCTGAATCAAAAGGCATATATTATGACTATAAACAACGGATTTATCGTTGCCAATATTGTAAAGGAGTTATTGAGGAGGATGATGATGATGATGATGATGAATCCTCCTCTTCTGATGAATGTAAATTAATTATTGCTGAGAAAGAATATTGTATCTGTCCCGGAGCAGTAGAAATCTATCTGGCTGCCGATGATATCTTTCGTTGCAGAGAATGTGAAAAGAAGTTTGATCGAAATTATAGACCATGACAACATACAGGAGAAGAAAAGTATCTGAAAATCCGGAAAGGCAAATACTCCTGGGGATGATCGTCAGTGATAAGTTTATTAGGGATGTGCAACCTATCCTAAAAACAGACTTAATCGAAACCCCATTCATCTTAACCGTAATCGGGTGGTGCCAGGAATACTATAAACAATTTGAGTCTGCCCCAGGTATTCACATTGAGGATATCTACAAAAAGCAAGTCAGAAATGGCAATTTAGATGACGATCAGGAAAAACTTATTTCCGACTTGCTTCTAAGCCTTAATACCGAATATGAGAGGGCGGAGCAGTTTAACAGTGCTTATACTCTTGATCAAGCAGAGAAGCACTTCGAGAGTAGGAATCTGGCCAATAAAGTAGCCGGGATCAAACAAGGATTAAGCAGAGGTGATGTAGCAGCAGCCCAAAAAGAGATCCTTGAGTATAAACGAATATCTCTTCCTCAGTCAAATGGTATTGACCCCTTTACTGATAGAGATGGGATGCAGAAGGCCTTTGAGTCAGCAGGCGAGCCGCTCTTTAGACTCCCTGGGGCTGTAGGTAAATTTCTTAATGATCTTTTTGTAAGGGATGGGTTTGTCACTTTATTAGGGCCTGAAAAAAGGGGGAAAACATTTTTGCTAATTGAGTTATCTATGTGGGCCAGAAAAGCAGGATTAAATGTAGCTTTCTTTTCTGCTGGTGATATGACTACCCCTCAACTTCAATTAAGATATGGAATCAGATTTACAGGAAGGAGTCACAAACCTCGATATTGCGGTGAGTTAAAAGTTCCTATTTTGGATTGCTGGCATAACCAGGATGATTCTTGTGATTGTTCCCATAGGGCAGGGATTTGGGGAATAGTTAAGGATAAGGAAAAAGGTGAGTTGTTAACTTATGAGGAAGCCAAGGACCACATTGTTTGCATCCACTGCTTAAAAAATAAAGAGGAAGGGTATACTTTTAAAGGGTCGTCCTGGTTTGTTCTTAGGAAGCCGGTTACACCGCTTGTATGGACTGATGCTATTAAAGCAGGAGAGAAGTTGAATAGAAGGTGGGGGAAGAAATCTAAAATGAGACTATCCTCATATGCCAATAATACTCTGACTATGGAGGAAATAAGACACCAGTTAAATTTATGGCAAGATGAAGATGGTTTTGTCCCAGATGTGATCATAACCGACTATATGGATCTGATTGTGCCGAATCATGACAGGAACGCTATTAATCAGGCGTGGGCCAGTATGCGTGGGTTATCCCAGGAAAAGCACTGTTTGGTTATCTCTGCTACTCAGTCTGATGCTGAGAGTCAATATTTAAAGTGGTTGGGGTATAAGAATTTCTCGGAAGACAAGCGGAAGTTTTCACATGTGACAGGAGCTATTACTTTGAATCAACTGCCTGAAGAAAAGTCACGAAGGGTGATGAGATTGGGTACTTTGGCAGTAAGGGAAGATGATAGTGATCAGAAGAATTACGTAACAATATTACAGAGCCTTGCTCAAGGGCGGGCGATAGTAGACAGTTTTTAACAGGAGAATAAAATGATTACAGTAACTAAAAAATTTAGTTTTTGTTATGGACATTATTTGCCGGAATACCAAGGGAAATGCTGCAACTTTCATGGTCATAATAGCGAAGTCGAAGTTGAAGTCGCTGGGCCTACTTTTGGTGAATATCCAGGAATGGTAATGGATTTCGGTAATATTAAAAAAATCGTTGAGCCGATTATTGACGAGCTAGATCATAAAATGCTTAACGAGCATTCATCTTTTCAGAAGTATTGTTCTTCTTTGAGTATGAGTGAATGTATTCCTACTGGAGAAGCAATTTGTGGATATTTGGTTGAAAAGATCAAAGAAAAAATTCCAACAATTGTTAGAGTCAGGGTATCTGAAACGCCAACGAGCTGGGCAGAATGGAGGAAAGATCGATGATTCCGATTAATGAAATATTTGCTTCTGTTGATGGTGAAGTGAATAATTGCGGACAAGGATTCCCAACTGTATTTATTCGCGTACAAGGGTGTAATCTCAGATGCTCTTATTGTGATACGCAACACAGCCAAAGTATGAATTTTGAAAAGATGATGTCTGTAGAGACTATCTTTCATATTGTGCAGCAATCCGGATTTAAGAAAGTGACTATCACCGGCGGGGAACCTTTGATTTATACCACGAAATTATTGAGGCTGTGCAAATTACTTGTGGATTACAAATTCAAAATTTCCATTGAAACAAACGGCACATACAAAATTCCAGATTTTGAACCCTGGTTACGGTCTATCGATTGGGTCGTTGACTATAAACTCGATTGTCTGGATCAAACAGTTGAATCATTCAGTAGTCATATTCCAGATTGTTTTTCCGGATGGGTGAAATTTGTAATTGGAGGACAAACCGATTTTATAATAGCTTGTGAAACTTCTTCTTTGTTGGCTAGCTCTTTTTACAGAAGGGGTGGAAAAGATTTTAAATTTGCATTTAGTCCTATGTTTGAAAAAATAACTGCAGATCAATTATTTTCCTGGATGGTGGATATGAAGGATAAATATCCGGAATTGTTAAAAAGAACCTCCATCAATACTCAGTTGCACAAATTTATTTTTCCAAAAGGTGAAAAAAATCACATTTTGGCTTAATGAATTGCGAATAGAAGTGTATAATAGGTAAATGAGAATGACTTTAAAGTTGTTCCCGAATATCAATCAAACCGAAAATTCCTAAAACAGGAGAAATACCATGGCACCTAAAAAATCAAAAAAAGAAGCACCGAAGCCCGAAGTGACACTGGAGCAGCTTATTGCTGTTGCCGAAGATTTTAACTCTTTCATGTTCGCCGATCCAAGTGAGGGAATTGATCTGGACCTGGAATACGATGACTTGCTGGCCGAAGTAACA